GCTATTATTAGATCCCTGGATCCTTCCAGATCTTGATACTCTGTGTACCGCGTCTGTAAACAGGCGGGTTCCGCAGATCCCCGAAAACACCCTCATCAGGGGTGTCAGACGGGAGATCAAGTTGGAAGATAGGTGCCAAATCCCGAAGGTGAAGATGATATAACACCGGAAGGATTGCACGTTCACACGTGATGTTGTCTCTTTTCCCGCGGCGGAGGACTAAGGACTGAACTCTATAGAGCTCAGACCAGGGTCCGACGCGACGGAAGCGGAAGTTAGATGGTAATTTGTCAAAGCACTCGACAAATCCGCCATCACCAGCGTCATCAGGCAGAAGATACCCGCGAGGGTACCATCCACGCAAGATAGATACTGGTCCACGCGCGTGAGTGAGCGAAGGATGCACTCCAAAGTGGCGGTAGCAATACCTAACCACTTTATTGTGCGCCTTGTAGGTCTCAATTTCATCGGAAATCAATCTTCGAAAGTAGGGAGGCTTAACAGCCGCCCCTCTAAAGAAGTGATGACCGCATGACTCACGGAAATACCCAGTGGCAAACGACTTCTTTCCGTTCACCTTGAAACCAAGGTGAGCAAAAACATCTACCAAAGGAGCATAAAGAACGCTCGGGACGATAATATCGTCGCCGAAAACACTTATATCACTAGCAGGACAGTCGTGTACGCGCGCAGTGCAAACTGCAAGAGCGTAGAAGATTAAAGACTGAAGCTCGAACGTGAAACCATTACCCATCGAAGAAAACTTTTCGATGGGAAATGGAAACTCACCAATCTTGGCAAGCGGAGTCCTCAAAGAATCGAGGACGGCAAACCAACGAGAGGGGAGGAGCTCACGAACGAGCTCACGACTGATCCGATCCGAGGCAGACGACAGGTCAATAGTGCATAATGCACCATCACGAGAGGCCCGCTCAGCAAGACGAGCGTGTTTATCGGCGCCGTGGTTAAGATCAATCCCACACCGTCTAAGACGGCTACGGATAATCTGGCCAACACCAAGTTGGAAGAAAATATTCCAATCCGG